CCAGCAGTTTCGCTTCCGACGAGCAGCGACAGCGTTTTCCTTTTTGGTTGGCCCACCAACAGCGGGCCGCAGCCAACAGTAGTCAACCTGACCACTGAAGCGAACGTCGATATGGACATCACGGTCACCGGAACTGCGGTTTTCAATGCATGCGGGGTCGGCGGCGGTTATACGCTGACCAATACCGGTCTTGCGACATTCGACGGCGGCACAAGCAACGGCACCGTTACTGGAAACGCGACGTTCACAACCGGTGCGCAAAACCAAGGCACTGTCGGTGGCAACGCGACGTTCACAACCGGTGCGCAAAACCAAGGCACTGTCGGTGGCAACGCGACGTTCAGCGACAACTCGTACAACTACAACGGCACCGTCAGTGGCAACGCGACGTTCAACGACTACTCTTACCAAAACGGCACCGTCGGCGGAGACGCGACGTTCTACGACTATGCGCAAAACGGCAACACGGTCTCAGGCAATGCCACTTTCAACGACAGTTCGTGGAGCAATTACGGCACTGTCAACGGAATCGCTACGTTCAACGACAATTCGTATATCGACGACGGCAGCATGAGTGACGCGACGTTCAACGACAAATCGCGCATGAACGGCGGCACAGTCGGCGGCAACGCGACGTTCAACGACCGTTCGTACGTTACCGGCGGCTCGTTCAACGGCGGCCTCACAATTTCTGGCGATCCTGTGATGGCTGGCGCAGCCCTGGGCTACGGCGGCTCAAGTGGCTATTTCGTTTTTAGCCGCGCGCAGTTAGGCATCAACGGTTCCTCTATTCTGGGAGTTATCTGACATGAATCTGTCCCAGCCCGTCACCATTCAGCCTCCGGCGATCACCCGCGCCAGCGGCGAGGTTCGCACGTTTCAGCCAATCACGCTGACCGAACTAGATGTGACGATCATCGACAACGCGAAGACGAAGACCTGCGTGGCGCGGATTCGGCCCTGCCCGCAGGCAATCGCCCTGTGGGAAGGCGCCGCCTCCGACACGGCTGGCGACTACACGCAGTCGCAGGTTGAAGCCCGCGTGCTGGAGTTGCTGGGCAGTGATGTGAAGGCGGGGCTGGAGGCTATGTTTGTCAGGCCGCAGCAGGTGCGATAAGTCGCGTCACACACCTCGGCGGCAAGCAAATGATCGCGCAACTCACTCAATCGCTCGCCGCCCGGCTCGCGGAACTGCACGCGGAGCATGGCAATACGAATTGCGTTCCGCTGCCGCGGACGCTCATCGACGGCCGGCTCATGCTCTGCGGCGACGTTTTAACGGAAGTGGGCGAAGGCGGATTGCTGCACGGAATGTGGGCCGCGGCCGATCGGTCGGTTATGCTGCCCGCGGTCGAGGTGATCCCGTGGGCGGATGCGCTGGCGTTGCTGCCGGCGGAAAGCGTGGAGGAATAACGAATGGCTTCCCCACTCCTCGCGATCTGTGACGCGCTCGCCGGCTCGCTGACCGGAACGGCAATGGAGATTGCCAGCACTACGGTACAGCGCCGGAACTGGGCTGCCGTGTCCGCGGAGGATATGACGCATCCGATCGTCTTCGTCACCCCCGGCGGCATCCAATCGGAGCGGATCGGGCGCACGCAGCATCAAACCGATTACACGGCGAACGTGTTCCTAGGGCGCCACGTTACAGCGGACGCGGACGCGGACGGGATGCTCGACCTAGCCGAAGAAATCCTGGCGCTTGTGCGGGCGCACAACTGGCAATCGCCGTGGCCCTATGGCGTAACCTCGCCTATTTCGGTTTCCATCGAAATTAATCCCGACGATGCCCTAGATGAGCGCAACGTATGGCGCGCCGTGATCAGCGCGACCTACCGCGTCTGCACTACGGAAACCTAGCGTGGCTCGCGTTCAGTCGGCCGAATATCAAGCGCGGCTCGCGATGCGGTTCCGCATGCGCCGCGGGTATTTCGACGTTGCCAGCGTGCGCCGCACGCTGGGAGAAATGCAGTTCCGCGCGTTGAACAAAGCCGGCCACGATGTGCGCGAGGCGACAAAGCGCGCGATAGGCCAAAGGGCGCCAAAGAAAACGAAGACATGGAAAAAGGCCAGCAAGCAAGGCCGATTAGTCGAGTTCGTCGGCGGGCTTTATCAAGACATTACCCCCTACGGCAGCGGCAAGCCGCGGGCGGCTGGGCAGCCGGCGAAATCGTGGTCGCCTAGGCGCTGGCTATATCGCGACGTTCGCGACTACTACGATCGCTCCACAAAAAGCGTAGTGATCGGGCCGGAAAAAGCCGCGTGGCTCAATCAACTCCATGAGTTCGGCGGCACGCTGACGCTCACCGCTTACCGCATCAACGTGCGTGCGGCCTACATGGCACGCGAGCGCCGGCGCAAAGGCCGCGCGATCGCGCGGCGGGCCAATGGGCAATTGCACGTTGGATCGCTGCTATGGACTAGCCGCGGATTTCGTTCGCGGAACTGGGAACGTACCAGCATTTCCAAGCAGGCGCGATACCCGGCGCGGCCCTACATGGGGAGCGCGAGCGTGCAAAAGGCGCTCGCCAAACTGCCGCAGTATTTCCGCGACAAGGTACGCGCGGTCTGACCATAGACCCGCGCGGATTGCTCCAGCCGCGATAGGCTCGCGGTATTGCCCCAGGAGCATTTTCAATATGCCTTCCGCGACGATTTTGCTGGGAAAAGATGTGACCGTTACGGGCATTAGCAATGCCCGCAGTTGCACGGTTACGAACACCGCAAGCGAAGTAGACGTAACCAAGTTTGGCGACACTTCGCGGCGCTTTCGCAAGGCGCTCATCGAGCAGACTTGCGAAGTCGAATGCGTGGACGATCCCGGCGTCGAGGCCGGCGACACGTTCACGCTCGGCGGAACCGAAACCGGCTCCGCTGATTTCATCGTCACTTCCGTGAAGTCTGACGATCCGATCGACGGCATCAAAACCTACACGGTTTCGGCCGCTCGCGCGATCCCAGAATAATTCCACTCCCGTAATCAGAAAAGGGAACCCGCATGGCTATTGCGCTCGGTAAGGATGGAACGTCGCCGCCGTTTGGCGCCGGCATCATCAGCGCTTCCTACACAGAAGATCAAGAAGTTGTCGATGTGACGAATCGCGACAACTGCGGCGGCACGGCCGGCAATCCAGGCTACAAAGCAAACATGGCTGGGTTTACTACGCGAACGTGGGAAGTCGAATGCCACGACGCAACGGGGGTTATCACTAGCCTTCAGGCGCAAGCCACGAGCGGCCAGTTTTCCGTAATGAGCGTGAGCGAGAATATCAGCGTCGATGGCGCTGTGACCTATACGCTGACGATCAAGGAAGGCTGATAACGTGGCGATTACGCTCGGCAAAGATTGCACCGTTTCGTGCGGTGGAACCGTTGCCAGCGCTCGCAGTGTCACGTTTAGCGGCACGGCGCGAACCATCGAAATTGAGGAGTTCGGCAGCCGCGAGGCTGCCGTCTACTCTGTCGGCTGGGATGCGTCCGTTTCCATTGAGTTCAACGATAGCAGCGACCTGGGGGGCGTGTTTGACGCGCTGAAGGATGGGACGCTGTTGACTGTTTCCGGCGGCGCCGGCGGATGGTCTTTTCCCGCCATTGTCACTTCGGTTTCCGAAACCGATCCCATAGACGGGGTAGCAACCTTCACGGTCGAAGCAAAATTGGGGCGGCAGATTTTCTAGTCCGCACCATTTGCACGGAGGGTAGATCGTGATTGAGTTCCGCGACGATGAGGGGCGACCGTGGCGGCTGGCGCTGACGATCGGCGCCGCGCTGCGTGTCCGCGATATGGTCAGCATCGACACGGTGGAGGAACAGCCGCAGGAAGACGGCACGATCAATCGCGTTCGCGTGCAAGTGCCGCTCGATATTGGCGACGTTTCCACGATCGGCCAGACGTTCCAAATCCTGCGCAGCCAGTTCGTGAAAGCGGGCGAAGTGCTGTATGCAATCCTCATCGCGCAGGTTGCGGAAAAAGGGCTGACGAAAGAGCAGTTCCTAGACGGGCTGCGCGGCGATTCGCTGGAGAGCGCAACGCGGGCGCTTGAAAGTGAGTTAGCCGATTTTTTCCCGCAGCGCCTCCGAAAGATGGTTCGGCTGATCGGCGCGAAGATGGACGAAGTGAGCGCCGAAATGTTGGGCCGCGCGGAGGCGCAGGTAAACGAAGCGACGGCGGAAAGCCTCGCCGCACCA